AGAGACCATTTTCTCCTTGTTGGACCGTAATCATAACAGGATTTTTTGCAACTAATTCATCTGAAGTTTCGCTTCCAATTTCTGCAAAAAGTGCACGTCCTGCATTATCAATAAAAGTAGTATATTTTTTGTCTGACATACATATATTTTAATAACTATTTTTTATAATTCAACTTAAAAGATCAAATAAATTAGTTTGAACTGCATTACCAGGCTTTTGTATAGACCATTTAACATTTTCATAAAATCTTTCTATAACTGCGTATAGATTTTTTTCAAACATCTTATCATAATCTACGTGAAATATTTTTTTAAATTCATCAGGGTAATAATATTTGTAAGCTAAACTTGGTAAGTTATAAGGATTAGGCTGTTGTAGATAAAAATATCTCACTTTATCACCGGAACTAATAGTTTCATATTCTTTTTCTATATTAAACTTCTTAAGTAATAAATTATGATAATAAGCTGCTTTAACATGTATAGGCATGCCTTTAGCAGTTTTCCAACCATCACATTGACCTGCATATTTTTCATAACCTTTTAATCCGGAAACAAACGTTATATCTTCAACTGGTAAGTCTTTAAAAATTTTATAAGTTTTATCTAGTACTGCATTCGTTTCAGTTATACTTTGAGTAGATAACATAGTTTCAATTATACCTTTAACGTGAGGTTTAATTGCATCAGGCATAGTACTTCTTACTACTTCTACCCCTGTATACTTATACTTATCAGTAGGTATACCTTCATCATCTAACACATGTATAACATAACGTTTTTTCTGCAAAAAGATACCTACATCAGCTATCATTTCACGTTTAAATACAAATCTACAATCTTTAGAGTTTAAAGCTTTACTACCCCATACTTTAATTTCATCATTTAAAAAATCTTCAATATTCTGAACTTCATCATAAAATTCTTTAGTTAGTTTTCCATTATTATCAGTAAAAGATAATCCAGCTTTAATCAAAGGTTTTACTGAAATATAACTACTATCAGTATCGTTATATATAATACAATCATTAAGAGTTTTTTCGTCTTCTATACCGGTCTTTTTCTTAATATATTTTTTAAGTAATTCGTTAGACATCTTAATAACTGATTGACCAGTTAAAGTAATTGAAGAAGCTATATCATCATCACCAAAAGGTGCATGCTTATTACCAAAGTAACCATATATAGAATTAATTAAAACTTTTATACATAACTGCTTTGCATCTAATTGTTCTATTTGAAACTTAAGTTTTGTATTTTTATTTTTTAAATATTTTTTTCTTAATTTACCTAATTCTTTTTTAACCTCTACTCTTTTATTATAATAATAATCTAAAATCTCAGGCATTACCCCTTTCTTTTTCTGAGTAAATAATACGTTAGCTTTACTTATTGCTATTTCTTCTTTCTTACAAAATAGTAAAAACTTCTCATGAGTTAAAGTAAATACTTTACCGTTTGCATGACGTATAACTATTTCATTATTATTTTTATCCTCAATCTTACCAACTTTAGTCTCTGGAGACATATTAAGAGATATCATTACATTAGGGTATAGAGAGTTAGCATCAAATGATATTATATTTTCTTGAAACCCCTGCAAAGGTTCACCAACATAAGCCCCGGGGTTCTTGCCTGAATCTTCGTTTCTTATAAATGAAGGTACGCATTGATTTCGCCTTCTTGATATAACTGCAGTAGCACCATTGATTACTGAAAGAGAACCCATAGCAGCTTCAAAGGTAGTTAACCCTACATAAGCTAACATCTTAATAAGTTCTGTATATTTTAACTTATCTTCAAGCTTAGTTAAAAGTCTAACGTCTTGAATATTATATTCAACAAACGTTTGCCAATCAGTATCTGATAAAGTAGCTAGATTCATATTACCAAAATCTACTTTCTTCTCACCTAACTCAGCTTCACCAATAGCATCAAGTTTATAACTTTCTTTTATACCTACTGAAAATCTTTTATATACATCAAGGTAATCAATTAATGAAACTCCTTCAACATACCATCTAGTCTGCTCTTGACCAAACTGACCCCGTATAGTTCTACTATATACATTCCCTGAAGGAGATATTCTATTAGTCCATTCATCCCCTAGTATACGAGTACATCTATTTAAAATATAAGGCAAATCAAAAAACTCACTATTCCAACCTGACATTATATCCGGGTAATCTTTTTCTATATACTCTACAAACCTCATAAATAGTTCTCTTTCAGTAGAACATTTAATATAAGTTACATCCTCATCTTTATTATTAAAATCTTTTAAACCAAAAGTATAGTAATGACGATTTAAAGAATCAAAAACTGTTATAACGTTAACAGTATGTGTAGGATTAGCAGGTTGAGGAAACTCATCAGGTGAATAAGTTTCAATATCTAAAAATAATACTTTAATAGGATTTTTACTAAACTCAGTTTTTTCATTTACTTTCCAAAAAGTATCAATTAAGTACTGCTGAACTGCAGGTTGATTTTCAAATACTCTTTTTACCCCAGTATCTTTAATATACTTGTATCTATCATATTGGGTCCTAAAACTTTTTTTAATTAATTTAGTACCATAAATAGATTCATAATCACCTTTACCTTCAACGTAAAGGTATGGATCATAAGAAGTAGTTACCTTAATTCTTTTACCTTCTTTGTTCCAAGTAAATAAGTTAATACATCTTTCTCGAGGGTCATAGTATATATTGCGGTAACTCACAATACAATTATATGATAGTTCCTAATTATATCTACCAAGATTAACTCTTTTAGGATCATCTACCGCATACTGATATAATTCTAAATAACAATCAATATTTTTATCATCTTCTAACCATCTCGTATTAGCGTATTGACGAGCTTTTTTACAAATTGATTTATAACGTTTTCTATCTTGTAGAGTAGTTTCAATTTGGGCTATCATATCGTCCCCAGTTTTAAATTTGATCGGCGCATTCTCATAGGTAACTAAATCTTGACAAACTATCGGTAATCCTAAAGCGCAAGCTTCAATATATTTTAAATCAGATTTAGCTTTATTGAATGTATTATCTTGTAGTGGGGCTACAATTATATTAACATTTAAATCAAATAGGCCTTGACCATATTCAAATAGCCTTCTCCACGGATGAAACTCAACTTTACCTGATTGTACTAAATCTCTAATAGGTAATGGATGAGCTCCTAAAAACACCCATGTATACTTGTCAATAGTTTTTCTAATAACATCATTTACATGATAAAAATCATCTTTAAATTTAACTCTATTTTCTATATCAAAGTGAGCTCCGGAGCCTGCGTATAAAATTCGAGGTTTTCTTTTATTTTTATCATAACTTTCCATAGTTCTGTTTAAGTCACAATAATGACCTAACCAAAATTTAGGCATAAAATTAGGTAGTACTGTTACATTATTATTACCAGTTTTAGCTTTGTAATAATCTCTCATAAATGGACAAGTAACTGTTACCTCGTCACATATCTTCATCATTTCTTGAGCAGCATTTCTTATATTAGGATCAACAAATGCGTTTTTATATTTGTTATAATCAGGTATATCTTCATGAAAACAAATATCATCTATTTCATATATTAATCTAATATTATTTTTATCAGCTACTTTTCTTAACCACTGGACAAACTGTAACTGGGCTGGGGTAGCTTGTCTTTGTATTCTTATACCTTTTGTTTGAATATAATATCTTTCATCAACATTCATTACTGTAGTACCATGAACCACAGCTTTACTATGAGCATTCATTACCTGTTCAGGCCATATCATTCTCCAGTGACCGCAGCCCGAATAATCAGCATAATAATTTAAAAATCTAATTAAATTTTGTTCCTGTGTTGCAGGCGGTTGAGCTTGGGTAGGTTGGGGTTGTTGGGGTATTATAACATTATTTTGAAAAGGCCTTGCTATAAATGGATTATTAGCTTGAAATGGTTTATTACCTTGTATTAGCATAATATTAATTAATCAATAAAATTTACTCTTCTAGTGACGCCATTGTGTTTTTCTAAAAATATAATATCTCCGTTAGCAGATTTTATACTTTCTTTTCTATGGCTTATTACCATAACACATTCATTATATTTATCTACTCGTTCATTTAATATTTCCAGTACTAAATCTACACCTTTTTCATCTAAACTACTATCAAATAATTCATCATAAAAGCTAATATTATAATAAACATCACCTTGAGATTTTCTCATATCCATAAAAGAAAATAAACAAGCTAAATCAATAGCTTTTCTTTCTGCCCCTGAAAAATTATTATATAAACAAATCTTACCTTTTTCATTTATAATTTCCTCTTCAAAATATTCATTAAATGCGCAAATACAATTACTATCTAACTTCTTTAAAAAATGAGTCAACTTACCATTAAAATGTGAAAGTATCTTTTTAACTATAAAACTTTTAACACCTTCTTCACTAACTACAAATTTAACCACATCCATTAAATTAATAACTTTTTTAATTGAATCTATTTCATTTTTTATTTCATTAATTTTATTAGTAGTATCTATAATTAAACCATCAAATGAATTAGTCTCATTTTTAATATTATTAATATCAGAATTATACTGATTAATAATATTTTCAATCTCAGTTATGTTACGTTCTAAGTAAGAAATATTATCTTTTTGATTTTTTATTTCATTAATTTTATTATCAATTTTAGTTTTAGCTGCGGAATAACTATTGATTCCTTTAACTATAATTTCATAATCTTTTTTATTATTTTTTATATCATTTAAAATATCATCTAATATATTATTAATTTTTTCTTTTTCCGATTCAATTAAATCTTTATCATGTTCTTCTAATGATCTCAAACACATAGGGCAAGTTGCTTCATCGGTACCAATTTTTGCTAAAGTATTTTTATTAGCTGTTAAATTAGTTTTTAGTTGAACTATTTTTTCATATTTTTCATTTTTATCTTTACTTAAATTAACTATTTCTTCATTTAGTTCATCTGATTTTCTTATATAAGGTTTTTCATCTAATGATTCTACAGTATTTTTTTCTTCTTTATAATTGTTTAAATCTTTATTTTTTGTATCTATTTGATCTTCTATTCTACATATTCTTTGAGCTTTATTTTCTTCGAAGTTATCAACTTGTTGCTGTTGCGTATTTAAATGATTATTAGTTTCTTCTAATCTTGTTATTTCTATATCAAAATTACGCTTAACTTCATTATGTTCATTACGTAACTCTCCAAGCATTTTACTAAAAACTTCTAAATTAAAAATTTGCTCTATAAATTTACGTTTTTCAGTTTTACTCTTACCCATAAAAGGTACATGATTATTAAGAGTCATTATAACACAGTTTTGAAATATTTCAGGGGTTGATGATAAAACTGTATTAATATATTCGTTGGTATTAGATATACTATCTCTTGTTTTATCGTTACCATTTTTATATACGTAAACCTTACTAGGGTTTAAAGTACGAATAATATCAAATTCGTTTATACCATGCTTTGGATCGTCAACGGTAAATGATAATTGTACTTCACAAGTACCTGAAGTTAGATTATTAGGTATAAAATTTTTTTTAATATCTCTTAAAGTGGCACCAAATATAGCAAAGTATAAAGCATCAGCTATAGTACTTTTACCTACACCATTTCTTCTATCTTCTTTATCTCTATTAATACCGGTCACAATATGCAAACCCTTTTCAAAGTTAACTATAACGTTTTCCTCACCAATAGATAAAAAATTTTTAATTTTTAATTCTTTAAAGCTTATGTATTTCATTTAACTCTTTCATATAATGACTGTGAATAATTTACAACATCTTTTTTATTTTCAATATCCAACATATTAACGAACTCTTCTATTGCATGTTTAATATCAACGCCTGATAAATCATAATCCTGATCATTTTCTATTTTAAGTTTATTATAATTTACATCATAATCAATCCTTAATTCTACAGGCTTATAAGTTGTAAGTTTAGTTATTAAAGCATCTAAATGATCACTACTAATATTTTTATCTATAATTAATTTTATAATATTACCCGGTAAAGATTTTTTAAATACATTTTCAACTTCAGTTAAATTAATTAGCTTAGATAAAATAATTTTTATATGTTTGGGTGTAATACTATTTTCAAAAAATTTATATGTTAATTTATCAAAATCTAAAATATAATAACCTTTAGTCTGCATTGTATCTCCAAAATCCATTTCATAAGGATTACCGACATATATAATAGAACTATCTTGCTTTTTATAATGTTTTTCATCTCTTGCATGAAAATGCCCGGTAAAAATTAACTTTGATTTTTCTACTAATACATCTGGATTATCTCCATGATCACAAATTTTAAACATATTCATTTTAAAATTTTCTAATTCAAAATGCCCGAATATTAGATCACTATCAGGTATATCATCAATTTTAGTACCCCATGGACAAAATGATACAATTTTATTTTTATATTCTACGGTTGCAAGCTTATCATAAACGGTTAAGTTTTTATAGCCTTTTAAAATACTTAAACTATTAATCTCAGATGTATCTTTATACCATGCATCATGGTTACCAGTTATCATTGTAATATTAAAATCTTTAAATTTATCTAATAAATCTTTTGCAAAATTTAAAGTTTTTACTGATATTTCATCCCTATAATGAAAAAAATCGCCACAAAAAATTATATCAGTAATATTTTTATCTTTAAGATCTTTAATATACCAATCAGCCCATTTATTAGCTATACCCAACCAGAAGTCATTATTCTGGTGTACACCTAAATGTATATCAGAAAATATTGCTACTTTATTCATTCGAATCTATATCTACATCATCACTCATAGGTTTGACATAAACTCTACCATCCATTGAATCTAACATTTCTTGCTCATAAACCTTTTCTTTATATTGGCTTAAAGTTTCAGCATGCTTTTTTTCTTTTTTAATTCTATTAATAAAAGCATGAAATGCAATAGTAGTAAAATATGAAAATGGATTATAATCAGACTCAATATCAAATTTTTTATTAGTAACTGCTGTATACATTTTGACTAAAGCATCTCCAACCATTTCATCTCTGTATGTATAATTAATAAAGTTTGAAGAATAACTTAAACCATGAGCAATTTTATGTATCATATCACCCAATTTAGGCGTACAATCTTCACATTTATAATATGCTACTAGTTCAGCTTTTAATTCACGTGGATCTACATAGTATTCTGTTTTTTTCGGTTTTGGACCTCTACGTTTACCAGTAGTTTTTTTAGTATTAGCCATATAACAATTATATTATAAAAATATTATTTTTCAACTATATCAGTTAATGTATAATTTATTTTTTCCAAACCATATATTTCTTTTCTTTTATCTCCATGCCGAATACCATATTTTAATTGATCACATAAATCAATAATTAATAATTTATCTTTACTTTCATGCAATCTTAAACCACGACCGATTGATTGTATAGTTCTTATGAAACTTTTACCTCCTGAGGCAAACATAATCATATGAATATTTTTAATATTAATTCCAGTACTAAAAATCGAACTCATAGCTATACAAATAACATTATTATTTATTTCCATTATTTTTTTTATTTGATCTCTAGTTTCTACTTCAACTTCACCTTTTACAAAAAATACCTGTTTATCTTTACTTTGAGATAATTTATCGTATAATGCATCGCCATGAGCTAAATGATTAACCAATATAAGAGAGTTATTATTAAATTTATTGCAAATATTATCTATAACATTATTTCTAAAATTATTAGTATATATAAAATCTAACTCAGTTTTAAAATTATTATTACCTGATATATATAAAGGTTTATTATTATAACCTATATTAATAATTTTAACGTCTACGTTAGTTAAATAGCTTTCTAATCTAAGTTCATAACTATCCTTATCATATATAACTTTACCCAATTTACCTAATATATTCCATTCATCAGGCTTATTATCAGGTAATGTACCTGTTAATCCGAATTTATTATTTGTATTAATTTCATTAACCATTTTGCTAATTTTATTAGATTTTTTTATTGTATGGCATTCGTCTACTACTAAAGTATCTACATATTTTATCCAATCATTATCATTAAACTGACTTTGCAAAATACCTCTATTAGCTATAATACAGTTTGCAGTTAAATCTGGTTTTATTTTGCCGGTCCACCTGGTAAACTTAAATCTAACATTATATTCTTCAAAATCTTTATAAGTTTGATTAACTAATCCTAAATCAGGTACTATAATTAGTATTTTAATTTTAGGGTTATCCTTAAACATACTCATTAATAATGATGCTATAGTTAACGTTTTACCTCCACCTGTACCAAGTTTAATAATACCTCTACCAAACTTTAATGCATTTTCAACTGATGTTAATTGATAATCTCTTAGAGGAAATTTAAGTAAATTATATACTGAATTTAATTTATAATTGTTAGGTTTTACAACATTTAATACTTCATCCTGAATATCAATATTAATATCCGGATACTCTTTTTTTATAAAGGTTAATATATCAAAGAATAAACCTGGTTCAAATAAACCTGTAGGTGTTATGCAATATATTCTTGGATTAGAATAATATCTAGCTCTACCTCTTAATCTAAATCTTGCTGTATCATCTTTAACACTAAAATGTTCTCTAATATCATCTAAATTATCGGTTAAAAGACGTATCTTGCTTTTATCTAATTTAAATTGTATCATAATTGCTCCATTTTCATTATTTCAATAATATTTTTTATATCAAAACCTACAGCACTAAAAGTTTTTTCAGTTTTTTCTAAAAATTCTATAATCAATTCTTCATCATTAATTTTATTAGATATTTCTATCATTTTTTCATGCTTATAACTTGCTTTTTCAGCAACTGGTATAGTAACTTTTACTGGGCTTTCTTCAACTATTTTTTGAACTACTTCTTTCTTAACTACATCTCTTTGTTGTTTTAAACTTAATAAATTTTTCTTATGTCTTATTAATTTAGATACCCAATAATGTTTACGAGCTGGGGTACGCATTGAAGAGTCTTTTAAGTTAAATTCATTTATTTGTAAATCTTTTTCTATTTCATCTATATATTGATCTAATAAACTCACCTATTAATTATAAATACTAATATGAAGAAAACAACTCTGTTTGAAAAAGCATTTTTAGAAAAATTAAATCCTAAAAAACACGATGCCGGCGATTACGTTAAAGATTTTCAAAAATCTAAAGCACCTCAGTTTAAAGGTAAATCTAAAAAGAAAAAAAGAGAAATGGCAATAGCTGCTTATTTAGATGCAAAAGAAGAAGATGAAAATACTGTAGGTGGTGGAGCTCTAGGACCAACAGCAGCCGCAGGTTATGGAAATACAGTTAGTGGTACACCCGGTACTGATGCATATGCAACAGGAGATTTTAGAAAACCAGTAGCTTTAGGAGCTACTATTTCTAGATTTGGTAAAGTAGGTAAAAAACGTAAAACTAGAAAACGCAAAAATAAAAAGTAAATATCTTAATGGATAGTGGTCATTGGGATATAAAAGGTGATATACCTCAAGATCCATATGGGTTTGTATATGAAATTATTAATACTATAAATGACAAATCATATATTGGTAAAAAACAAATGGTTCGTAAAATTAAACGAAAACCATTAAAAGGTAAAAAAAGAAAAAGAATAGATTATATTGAAAGCGATTGGAAAACTTATACAGGTTCATCCGATATATTAAACAATGATATAGAAAATTTAGGTAAAGATAAATTTAAATTTAATATATTATTATTCTGTAATAGTAAATTTGAACTTAGTTATTATGAAGCAAAAATACAATTTGAAAAAGATGTTTTACTAAATGAAAAATATTATAATGGTATAATAAATTGTAGAATAGGAAAAGCTCCTAGAATATTTCTGGAACAGTATTATAATAGAAATAATGATGGCTGATTTATATATAGAAAATTATGATTTTACTATTATTGACTTTAATGATTTACTTATAAATGATATACAGGCTAAAATAATTAATTCTTTACATGAATATAATTTATTAGATAAAAGTATTAATAATTTACAAGTTAAAAAATTTATATATCATTACACGATATATAGTATATGTGAAAAGTTATTAGAAGATAAAACTAAATCTATAATTTACTATAACTACACTCAATTAGATGATTGTGAGCTATTTAAATATTTTAAAGAAAATGAAATATTATCTTTCTTTACTAATTTTTTACGTAAAGTGGATAAAATATTACCTTTAAAAATCTTTATAAGTAAATATTCAATTTTATATTTAGATCATTTAATTGATATAAATGATGGTAAAGCTCAAACTACTATAAACTCTATGATTAGTAAGATTAATAATATGGATATAAGTAAATATACTTTTTCTGAAGTTAAAAAATTTACAAGACGTTATGAGCTAACATTTTTAAATAAAGATTACTTCAATAGACTATCCACAAAACTACTTCTAATTAGATAAATAATAATATGGATAAGTTTACTCAACTAGCTAATGGCTATATTAATAAAATAGATCAAGTTGCTATAAAAGAAGATAATGAAATACAAACTTTAGCTAAATCAAGTGGTTCATTTGGAGATTTTATGAGAAGTCTTCAAGGTAAGACTATTCAAGATATATTAGATGCAGCAAGTTTCGCAAGATTATATTCTATGAATAAGCATGGTATGACTGGAGCTGCTTATGATACTAAAAATCCTGATGTATTGTTAAATAAGTTTTTAACTAATCTTAGTGATTTTGTTAATCAAGATGTAAGTAAAATACGTTCAGGAGCAGCTGAAACAGATGAGTTTAAAAAGAAGTATGATTATGAAAGTCATCTTGAAAGAGAAAAAGAACGTAAAGATCTGTTCATGCAAGTCATGAAAGAAAAGGATCCAGAAAAAAAGTCTAAATTAAGACAAAAGGCACACGCTTTTAGAAATAACAGTCAATACGCCGATGCAAGACAAGAACTTTATGATAAAGAAGATAAATTAGTAGATCAGTTTCATAATTCAAAAATACAACCTGGACAATTTGTAAATGATGGTAGTGAAGAATACGCAGAATTAGAAAAAATGTTTAATAAATTATTATCAACTAGAAAAATTGAAGATCAAGAAGTACTTACCAAGGATCAAGAAAAAGCTTTAAATATAGCTCAAAAATTAGCAACATCACCTGAAAATATGAAAGTTTTTGGAGTTGGTATCGGAGAGGACCCTCAAAAAGCAATTAATAGAGTTTATGGTAAAAAAATGAAGGAAATTGCTAAAAAGATAGAAAATATTAAATTTTAAAATGAAAAAATTCCTTAAACAGTATAATAAAATTTTAGAACAAGACGAAGTACCAGCTCCGCCTGCTGAACCTGTTGTAGGTGATCAAGCTTTAGCAGATACCCCTGAACCGGAACCAGAAGTAAGTCAATTATCGCCTGAAGGAGAAGTTTTACTTGTAAGATTAATTAAAAAAGC